TCGGCTTTGGGTTGTTCGGGTTGTTCGGCTTTGGGTTGTTCGGGTTGTTCGGCTTCCTTCGGTTCTTTGGCCTCGGGTTGTTCGGCTTTGGGTTCGTCTGCCTTGGCTTCGTCAACGTTTTTCCTGGGCAATTCACGTGGTAATCCAGTACGTTTCAAAAAATCTTCCAGAGTTTCATTGGGAATGAATTGCTTATTTACAAATTTATGTTTATTTATTTTAATTTGCTTTTCTTTGAACAATTGAGGTACAGGTTTATTTTCTAATTTCTTCAAAATATTCATATATATATAAGAATTATATATATAAATTAACACTTCAACATGACACTAGATGAATAAAGTAAATCAATAAAACTTCAATCATGCCGAACATGATTCACACACTCCTTCTTCCTCGTCGATGATATTGTTGTTGTTGTAGATTGGCGTGGGTTCAATACTAAACTGTTGCGCCGTATGTCGGGCGCGACGACGCAAGTAATAAATACCGGTTTTGGCACCTCGTTCCCAAGCGTAAAAATGCATGGCAGACAATTTATTCCGCGTCGGTTCTTCAACCCACAAATTGAGGCTTTGACTTTGACATATGAATGCTCCTCGCTCCACCGACATCTCAATCAATGTTTTCATGGACATTTCCCACACCGTGCGATATTTGTTCCGGATTTGGTCGGGGATAACATCAATATGTTGAATACTTCCATTGTTAGCTATAATGTTGTTTTTCATCTTTTCATTCCACAATCCCAAATTCAACAAATCATTCATCAAATATTTATTCACAATAATGAATTCTCCCGCCAAGGTTCTACGGGAATATATATTGCTAGTAATCGGTTCAAAACATTCGTTGAACCCTAGAATTTGGGAAGTCGATGCGGTGGGCATCGGTGCCACCAAAAGAGAATTTCGCAACCCGAATTGTTTGATGTCGTCTTTCAACGATTGCCAATCGTGCCGTCCCGGGGTAGGCTGTCGTCCCCACATGTCATATTGCAAAATGCCGCGACTTGCAGGCGACCCCAAAAATGTTTCATAGGGTCCATGAATGCGTGCCAAATGACACGATTCCGTCAAAGCACTATAATAAATAGTTTCAAAAATATGCAAATTCAATAGTCTTGCTTCTTTACTGTCAAACGCCAAATTCATACGCATAAACACATCCGCCAATCCTTGAACTCCGATACCGATGGGGCGATGCTGTAAATTACTGTGTCTCGCCTTTTTCGTCGGATAATAATTAATATCTATTATGCGATTGATGTTGTATGTCACTATACGCGTCATTTTTTCCAACAACGCAAAATCAAACGTATTTGCCTCGGTCAAAAAGGTTGGAAGTGCCAAACTCGCCAAATTGCAAACGGCCGTTTCATTTTTATCGGAATACTGAACAATTTCCGTACACAAATTGGACGACTGGATTGTTCCGACGTTTTGTTGGTTGGATTTACGATTGACGGAATCCTTATACAACATGTATGGTGTTCCTGTCTCCATTTGAGCATCCAAAATTTGAAACCACAATTCTCTCGCCGGAATTTGTTTTCTCCCTCGTTGCTGCGTTTCGTAATGGACATAGAGATTGTCAAACTCGTCGCCGTAAACATCCGACAACCCGGGGCATTCTCGAGGACACATGAGTGTCCAAAGACCACCTTCTTTTACGCGTTTCATAAATAAATCAGGAATCCAAAGGGCATAAAATAAATCTCGCGCTTTCAATTCTTCGTCTCCATGATTCATTCTCATTTTCAAAAACAATTCAATATCTGCATGCCACGGTTCCAAGTAGATGGCGAAACTACCATTTCTTTTGTTGCCTTGATTTACATATTTAGCAGTGGAATTGAAAACGCGCAACATAGGAACAATTCCTGTAGATGTACCATTCGAACCGCAAATGTGGGACCCCGTAGCACGTATATTGTGAATGTGAAGACCTATTCCCCCGGCATGTTTAGAAATGAGTGCACATTCCTTCAAAGTATTGTAAATCCCGTCGATACTGTCGGATTCCATTTGTACCAAAAAACACGACGCCAATTGAGGAAAAGGCGTTCCTGCATTGTACAAGGTGGGTGTCGCGTGAGTGAAATACTTCAATGACATAGCATCATAGGTTTCCTTAATCTTTTCCAAATCATTGCCGTGTATGCCGCATGCTACACGCAACCACAAATGCTGCGGTCGTTCAAAGGGAGTACCATTGAGTTTCAGCAAATACGCACGTTCGAGCGTTTTGAACCCAAAATAGTCAATTAAATTGTCCCGGTCGTAATCAACGAAGGAATCCAAAATATTGCCGTGGGTCAACACCAATCCATACAATTCCTTGGAGATGATGGGCACCGAAGGGCTTTCATACAATTGTTTCATGGTCTTGGCAAACGAAGGCAGTGTATTTTTATTGTGGTTGGTAATCACAATTCTGGCGGCGAGAACACCATAGTCTGTGTGTGTGGAAATAAGAGACGAGCATTGTTCCGCGAGCAATTCGTCTATTTTTGTGCTCAAAATACCGTTGTGCAACTGGTCAATGACCTTCATCGCCAATTGAGTAAAATTTATTTTGATGTCCGTTTCTTTTCCGATTCTACGTATACGATTGAGAATTTTATCGAATTGCACTATTTCCGTGGAACCGTTGCGTTTTATAACGGTCATTTCTTCTTCGTTGTTGGACATGGGTATTGGTGTTATCTGGTGTTCGTTTTATATTCTTTGACCCAATCCCCAACAACCTAAATGTGTTATATTATTCGTTTGACTTGCTGGTAGAGCCATATACTCGAGAACAAGGAATACGTCGATGTAGTCAATATTACAAATAAAATTATATAAAATATATATTCCACTAACAAATCCAATAAATTCAAAGGAACACTTGGAACAAACAATTTGTATAAAATATAAATCAGGAACCCAGTAGAAAGTGCACCGATGGCGGTGACAATTGCCAAAACAAATGCCAACACATTGACAATTGAAAAGGGCAAAAAAGGCACCAATGAAAAATAGGCCGACAATGGAAAGTAGGTCGCAATAAATATTACAAAAAGAAGGAACAAAATACTTGCTGATAAATATTCATTAATTGGTTTCTTGAACAGCATGAACATGAACAATACAAACAACAGCAAAGTTTCACCAACCACAAAAATGGTCTTGTAATTGGAAATTACGCCCTGTTTACTAGTATCCGCTGGTAAATTGGTGACGGTCTTGGTTTGAGCAACGACAAGTTTTGCGGAAAAGATACTCACCAATATCAAGGAACACGCAAAAAACAGGGAACACACAAACAAAAACCAAAAAATAAATGATTTGGACATGTAAGTAGGAGGCTCAGTAGGATATTGTATTCTCGATGCATCGGAAAAAAATAAAATATGAGCAAACAAATAAAAGACCAACATAGAAAATATTCCAGTTTTTTCGGTATTCGGCAAATACATCAATACAACAATGAAAATATATATGAGAAAGAGCATCCCATATGTGAATGTTGGATTGAACTTGATTTCCATTTTCTATAATGGTAGATATAATGTTTCGTTCAAAGGGGGAAAAACATCATAGGTAGTGAGGGGCGTGGCGGAGGTTCATAAAGTCGCGTTGTCCATTGGTCAAATTTGAATTTTCCTGTTTTTCGATAAGATTCGGCGAATACATTGTCGGAAACTAGCAAGCAGTGGGTTTCCATTTCAATATGATAATACTCCACGTCTCGCAATAGAAAATCTTGTACTATTGTGGTTCCATTGATGAGTTCGCGCGCCGAAATGAGACGCCGATGATTGATACAGATTTTATGTTCCGGCGAAATATACAAATCGCGACACGGTACATTGTCGTACAATGCCCCTCGTTTGATACAAACGGGCGCAGTATTTTCATTTGTTCTTCCCTTTATTTTGAAACGTCCGATACTGACTATGGGAGTCCGCTTTTTACGGAACAACAGTGTTCCGGCGGGTTCGAGTACATCGTCCATGGTGAGCAGTTCGACGCGGCAGTATCCCCGGTTGGCGGTCAACAAGTGCGTGCCTTTCATGAAACAAACACAGTATACTGTTATATCTACCAAATTGTATGGGTCCAAGATTTGTAAATTGTTTGCTCCATTTTTGAAATACTCGGTGCTCATGTTGGAAAACACAATATCATGGGTAGAAATATGAAGCACAGTGTTGTTGTTTTGACACGCTACATACAAATCACCACTGGAGATATTCAAAGTCAATCCAATCGGGTTATTCATAATGTTAGCCGCTTGTGCAAATAATGTAGTGTCCCCCGAAATACGGTCGCACTGCAAGACAATACCATTGTTGTCGGGATTCAAAGAGGCTATGTACAAATTGTTATTCGAATCCAAAGCAACACCCGTGGGATTAATTAGGGACTGCACATTTCCGCTTAAATCCTTGTAATCTTCAACATACAAAACTGGGGCTTGGTCAAAATTCAGTGAATTGTATGTATAAATGAATCCTGGTCTAGGAACCATGCTCGACCCAGAAAGATTCAAGGCAACAAACAAATGAGATGCATCGTCGAACAACATGCCATAAATAATTCCATCCCGTCGTTGAACAACAGCAACATGGTTGGCACCGTCCTGCAATGAAATCCGCAATATACTTGCACGGTATTTTTGGGGGACATTGTAACCTTTGTCGCAAGTGGCCAAGAACAAATAATTTCCAGAAGGGTCAATACAAAATCCTTGGGGATTGACATGGTTGTGAATAGTAGAAAACAATGCAAAGGTACTGGGTTCTGTAATGGTACCGCGATAAATGAGAGTGTTATTCCCAACCCACGTGGCAACATACAAAAAAGACTGGTGAATGACCATACTCGTCGGAAATGCAAGTCGAGTCAAAACAATTGTGGATGAATCTGCAATGTTTATTTTACAAATTGTCCCCGTCATAAAATTGGATACATAAAGAAATCCTGTGTCATCAAACACCAAATACTGTGGATAATTGATTTCTGTCGACGCATCATAAAATACATCCACAACGGTACTCAAATGTGACACGAAATCCAACACTATAGAATTCACAATCGTCTGATTGGTTGCATACAATTGATTCGGAGTGGCAGGATTGAAGGCCACAGAATACATATTGATTGGTTCCATCCCGTTGTATTCACTCAGAGTGGCGGAAAAGTCTTGAGTATTTATACGAACAAATACCAAAACACTCGTCGGTGGCGAAGAAGACATGACATGATAAAGAAATTGATTGCTGCCACAAATCAATTTGCGTGAATGGTAATTGTTTGTGGTAAAAACAATGTGAAGAAATTCACCAGTCAATGAATATTGAGAGACGGAACTCAATCTGTTGTTTCTGGTGGTTGAAATGTACAAATAAGGGGCGATTACGCATAGACTATCTATTTTGGTTCCATGCGTCAATGGTACGAAATTAGTTTGAAATACGGCGTCAAGTTGACCAGTGGGGTCGTATTTTTGAACGGTGGTTTGACAACCCACATACAAGTTGAATGATAAATCGACATAGATTGCCGAGGGAGAAGAAACGGAAGGAATCCAAGGACCACCACGTTCTTCACCCGTTTCGCTGTCGTATTTAGCAATCAAGCCTCCGTCTGCAAACGACACGTACAATTGTTGGTTGGTATCAATGCAAATATTTGTGGGGATTCCATACGATAGTTGTCCAATGGTCAACAAACCTTTGGTCGTCGAAACAATGACGAAATTAGTCTGTGAATTGATGTTTGGATAGGGGGACAAATCGCACAGTACAAACAAATTGTGGGATGAATCAAACACCATATCCACGGGATTGCAAATTCCCGAACCGCGCAGCAAAACTGTAATGGGGTTGAATTCACCCAATATATGGTGGTTCAAATCCATCAAGTAAAAGATACCCACGGGTCTCAATATTTCAAACGCGTGATAGGTCAAATTGAACGTTTTGTCTCGATTAAGGTCTATTGGATTCGGTGTATAACTGTAATAATCAATTTGATTGTCGGTGGTCATTAATCTATATTGATTTTATTTCGCGGCGATAGAATAATATAAACATATATCTAAATAGATGTGTATCATGAAAATATTGTTTTATTTATTATGGTCATTACTACCTTTTTCAAAGCCAAATATCGAAAATTTACACATTCCGAGTTGTAAAAATTGTATTCATTTTGCACCATCCTACATGAACGACTTTACTTCTTCGTTGAATAAATGCAAAAAATTTGGTACAAAGGATATAATTACGGATGAAATAGTATACAATTACGCCTCGTCGTGTAGAAGAGATGAAAATAAATGCGGCCACGAAGGAAAATTTTTCATTCAAGAAAAAAACATCAATTTCAAGATATTTCTACATGAATTGAAAAACAAGAGTTTATGGTTGATTTTATTGTTTGTGACAACAATTACGTCTTTGCACCAGATGCAAAAATGACCCCATGTATTATGATTCAAAATATAAGTCGTGTATTATATTTTGAAAATTGATTCAAAATATAAATGACAAAATATATTACAATTGACCATGATTATTAAAAATTCGGACCCTAAACTGGTCAAGGACATTGTGGCAGTCGACTGTATAAAATGCCCCAAACCGATTGTGAAATGGGTGGGTGGTAAAAGTCAAATCTCAGACAAACTCATTGCTGAATTCCCAATTCACATCAACAATTACCGGGAAATATTTGTAGGAGGAGGGAGTGTTCTGTTCACCTTATTGTGGTATGTGAAACAGGGCATTATCAATATACGTGGTAATACATATGCATACGATTTGAACGAACCCCTCATTTATGTATACAAAAACATTCAGTCGAACCACAATGAATTCTACGGCGAAATCCAACAATTGATAACTGACTTCAACTCATGCGGCAACGGTATCGTAAATAGAAATCCTCAACATCTCGACGAAGCCAAACTGGCCAAGGAAAATTATTATTACTGGGTTAGAAGTGAATACAACCGATTGACAATAGCGGAAAAAAAAACACCAAAGGGGTCGGCAATGTTTGTATTTTTAAACAAAACGTGTTTCAGAGGTCTCTTCCGAGTTGGACCACATGGGTTCAATGTGCCTTACGGACATTACAACAATCCAGAAATCATCAATCGAGAACATTTGAACGAAATACACGAATTGATACAAAACGTTATATTTGAATGTTGTGACTTCAGTGTATCATTGAGTCGTATTGAACCCAACGACTATTCGTATCTAGACCCACCATACGCGCCCGAAACCGTGACTTCTTTCGTGAAATATACGGAAACCGGATTTACTACGGACAATCACAATGCCTTATTTGAGGCAATACACAAATTAACGGAAACGAATAAAAAAATGATGTTGAGTAATTCGGATGTAAGTTTTGTTCGTGATAATTTCAAAGGCGAAAAATATCACATAACATCTATCTCATGTAAACGAGCAATAAACTCTAAAAATCCAGTGGCGAAAACAAACGAGGTGATTATAAAGAATTATTGAACCATGTGTCGAATGTTTCAAAATAATTTTCATCGTCGCCAAACAATACGGCAATATTGTTTTCATCCAAAATTGTATTCAATATGGCATACTTTGCTTCATTCGAGGTTAATTTGTTCTTCAAAAATTCATTGACACAAAAACCATAGTGGATTTCAAAGTCATCCCCCAATGCTAATTCATATTCTCGTTTGAGCGAGGGTCCACTCCACAATTTGGTCTCAACCGAACCATCCACGTTTTGCTCCTTTTTCTCCAATATTTTTATTACGATTTTGCCGGTTGTCTTGCATTCAACAATATATGCTTCATCGGGGCATCGAAACAATTGTTTGTTGTATTTATGTTTCATATATTGTTTGAATCCGTTGTGCAATACAAACACGACTGTTTTATCGTGAAACGTTTTGGACAAGTAGTAATCGTATTTTTTTTTCGGGTTTTTTGTAAAACTATATTTCGCGTATCCTTCATTCAACAATCGCTGTTGATTATTTGTTTTTTCTTCAAATAATTTGCCATGGTAATTGGTGTTGGCCCCACCAGCACCAGTTCCTTTGTTTATTACTATTGGTTTCGTTACGTCCTTGAATTCAACTGCGGAGGGTTGTTCAATATCCATGCTTTGGGGTATCTATAAACATATTCCGGATTTCAATTTTTCAATATGCAACCCCTAAAAATCGCGTAACCGAAAGACCGCAGCCTGTCCGGCCAATTGTTCAGCCTTTTTTTTAATGTTGTGAACGCCTTCGCCTAAGAATAAAAACAAACGTCCATGTTTGGTTACATACGCATGTATATCACTATAGTGGTTGAATTGGTCATGCTGGAGAGTTACACTATCTTCGTGTTTCAACCCATACGTGTCTTGCCCTAGACACAAATAAACGCCCATGTGATACTTTTTATCGTCGTCGTCGTCGCAATGGGACTGCTCCATTTCCATGTAATGGGGGGTCGTTTTGAACTCTTTTTGTATTTTCACTTGCAATATATTTTTGTAATTGTCGTCGTTGCGCACGAGCTCCACCCAATCTACATGTTTTTCGTAAACGTGACGTACAAACAATTGCGCCATTTGAAACCCTGGACCCGTATCAAACGTTTCGTACCACTGGTCATCATCCAGGACACGAACGTGGTTGAAATCGTGGAAAATGGCACCTATAAATGCCTCAAACAAACAACCCAGTTTTTTCAAATTGGTGCGTATTTGCTTGTTCTCGGCGTGCTTGGATATTATCAACCATTTATGCAGTCCCATTTCATACGCGATTTTACCAATGGACTCGTTCTTCACCAAAGCGATTTTCTTGTCGGTCAGAAATCCTGGCTCTTCCTTCGGATAGCGACAATACAAATAGTATTTTGTGATGTTTTCGAGCACACCATCCCCAATGTATTCCAATCGTTCGTTGGATTTGGAATACAACGGCAAACAATTGTGCGGTCGGTCCACGATGGTTATGTTGTGCGCTCGATTCTCGTAGTGTGGTCGCTTTATATAAGATTGGTGTACAAACGCCCTCTTGTATAAATTCAAATTCAAAATCGGTGCCTGGATACCATAGGTCTTCAATATTGTCTCTACCTCGTCGCGCGTAATCTCCACATTCTTCTCGTTGAATGGGTCAAAGACGTAAATGTCTTGTCCATTGGCGGACTTTTCCACATGAACGTCCTCTTCAAGTTGCATTGCAGTTGCGGTTAATTGTAAACCCAAGCAGGGTTTATATTCTTTACTTATCTCTTGCAATTTTGATTGGGGGAATAACTCGAAATATGTTGTCGCCGAAAAAAGAATGCGGGATGGATGATACAAATCATCGTTGTCTTATCATGCACCATGACAAACCAAACAGGATTGTTTGTTTTTTCCATGAGGACATATTTGTGACCCGCCACATTGAACGCATCGAACCCGTATTTTGTTATGTTCGCAAATACTTCCACCCCGACAATCAAAACATTGGCTCCGGTTACGTCCATGTTCGCATACTTGTGTGCCGCCACATTCCGCGCAATAATATTTGATTTTACCGTGTTCGCAAATAGATGAACCATTGCAGAGATTGCATACTTGGCGACGTTTTTTATGTTCGCAAATGAGAGTGCCGTCGCAATCGACACAAGACAATCGATACCGACCATGCTGACATATTTGAGAACCACCACACTCTTTACAACGACTGCGAACTTTGTTATGTGGACAAATGTTTCCACCCTTGCATAGAGTACAGGAAGTTCTGATGCGATTGTGTTGACATATAGAACCTCCTTTGCAGTCTTTGCATTGGTTCTTCAGACGGTCATGAACGCATAATTCGCTTCCACCACATTCACGGCATCGCGACACTCGTTTACCATGTTCACATATTTTGTATTGTCGAACTCTTTTTTTAGTAATAGTAGTTTGTACGTCATGAGTTTCATTCATATAATATATTTGTTTATTTGTTGTGGATATTTTTTTACAACGAATAATAAGTTTATTTCATTTTTTTTTCTTTAGGGATGTTATATAAAAAATCATGGGTGGAGCTCTTATGCAACTGGTGGCTTACGGTGCCCAAGATGTGTTTTTGACAGGAAATGCAGAGATTACCTTTTGGAAGGTGTCGTATCGTAAATACACCAATTTTGCGATGGAATCCATTGAACAGACATTCAATGGCCAAGCCGACTTTGGTCGCCGCGTAACTTGCACTATTTCACGCAATGGTGATTTGATTTATCGCACATATTTGCAAGTGACTTTACCGGAAATCAACCAATCCATGTTGGGAACATCGGGAACCAACAACGATGGAGTGTATGCTCGTTGGTTGGACTTTGTCGGAGAACAATTGATTGCCCAAGTGGAAGTAGAAATTGGTGGGCAACGCATCGATAGACACTATGGTGATTGGATTCATATTTGGAACCAGTTGACACAAACTTCGGAACAGTTGCGAGGATATTTCAAGATGATTGGAAACACTACTCAATTGACCTATATCACTGACCCAACCTTTGCAAACATTTCTGGACCATGTGCTTCATCCGGTGGGCCGGCTCAAGTATGTGCTCCTCGTAATGCACTCCCCGAAACTACCTTGTATGTTCCTCTTCTCTTTTGGTTTTGCACCAACCCGGGCCTGGCTCTTCCTCTGATTGCTTTGCAATACCACGAAGTCAAAATCAACATTGATTTCCGTCCCATTGGAGAAGTCTTGTGGGCGGTCAAGACGTTGAATTCGGCATATACGGGAACCGCATCCGTTTCCGCCGCTTACCAGCAATCTTTGGTAGCAGCATCGTTGTATTTGGATTATATTTTCTTGGACACGGACGAGCGCCGAAAAATGGCTCAAAATCCTCATGAATATTTGATTGAGCAGTTGCAATTCACGGGTGACGAATCCGTGGGTTCCTCTTCGAACAAAATCAAACTCAATTTCAATCATCCCGTCAAAGAACTCATCTGGGTCGTCCAACCCGACGCCAATGTGGATTATTGTTCTTCGTTGGAAGCCGGTTCCGTGTTGTTCAAGACATTGGGTGCACAACCATTCAATTACACGGATGCCATCGATGCTCTTCCAAACGCAATTCAAGCATTCGGTGGACCTACTGAAACTGGAGCCGTCGGTACTACCGTTGGCGCAGGTTCAACTTCGTTCATCAATGCATCGGGTCTGTTCCAAATGCCCGGAGCGGGAGATATTCTTGGTTTGGCGTCTACTTCCGATTGGTCCGGAGCAACCAACTATTCACCATTCACGGACCAAAATGGTGGAGCACCTACGGGCTCCTACATTTCCGATTCGGGAACTTTCGTATTGGCAGAAACCGCCTTGGACCTTCACTGCTGGGGAGAAAACCCCTGTGTCACTGCAAAGTTGCAACTCAATGGTCAAGACCGCATTACAGAACGCGAAGGTTCTTACTTCGACGTGGTTCAACCTTACCAACATCATACACGCAATCCGGACACTGGAATCAATGTTTATTCCTTCTCTCTTCGCCCAGAAGAACACCAACCGTCTGGAACTTGCAACTTTTCACGCATTGACAATGCCGTGTTGCAATTGGTTCTCTCGGCACCCACGGTTTCCGGAACGGCCACTGCCAAAGTTCGTGTCTATGCCAAGAATTACAACATTCTTCGTGTCATGACTGGTATGGCGGGCGTTGCATACTCCAATTAAATAATGCGTTGGATACTTTATAAATCATTATATAGAGTTTCGTGATGGATGCATCATTAAAAAAATATACAAACAAATCATATCAATTGAATAAAATGGATACGATTTACGAGAGACACGCTTATTTTTACAACGAATATATAATTGAATACATCACGGAACGAAAAGTAAAAAGATACAAATACAAATTGGTATCTAAAAACACAACTGAACGCAGCGACTGCCCAATTTGTTTGGAATCTTGCATTATAACAGAATGCTGCAAAACTGGGTGTGGTCACACGTTTTGTTTTGCTTGTTTGGACCAATGGCGGGAAGAATCAGAAACTTGTCCCGTTTGTCGAACAGATTACAATGACGTTTGGTACTACATGAAATTGCGGCCCAATGTACCCTTTATTCGGTAATGAGCCGCGGAACGACATTGATTGTCTTCAATTCTTGCCACAAGAGTTTGAACGAAAAGGGTATATCAACGCGAGCAAAATCGGTCATGTTGTTGCAGGTGTTGCAATAATGTATGGTGAAATGGTCGTTGGCGCGATTGATACGTTCGTTGTCCGCGTCGTAATACGAGGCCAAGAGACCACAACGACGACATACGTAGCACGTATATTTGTCCGAGACGTCAAACAGACGTTCCTTGCAAAAATGGCTCATACCGTGAGCAATGATTACATCCTTTTCCATTTCGCCCACGCGAAACCCACCGTCTCGGCTTCGCCCTTCTGCCGGTTGCCGCGTCAAATTCACCATAGGGCCAAATGCGCGACTGTGTTGTTTGTCGTTCACCATGTGCTTCAAACGTTGATAATACACCGGGCCGACGAATATACTCGTTTCCAATTGGTTGCCAGTCAAACCATCGTACATAATTTCTTCGCCGCGACTGTGATACCCCAATCGCGAGAGAAGTTCCGTAACTGAAACAATGTCTACCTTTCCAAATGCGGTTCCATCTCCCAAAATACCGAGTTGCACGAGAACTTTACCCAATATTGTTTCCTTCAATTGTCCGATAGTCATACGCGAAGGAATAGCGTGGGGATTCAAAATAATATCCGGACGCAGACCGTCTTTGGTAAAAGGCATGTCGCATTCGTCTATAATGTTGCCGCACGTACCCTTCTGTCCATGTCGACTGGAAAATTTGTCACCGATTACGGGTTTGCGTAATGTGCGAATTCGCGTCTTGGCAAAATTGTAACCATCTCCATTTCGACCCGTGTAATTGCGGTCGATGTAACATTCTTCCGTCGTTCGGTATATCTTACTCTGGTCTTCGTATTTGATTGTCTTGGTGGGGTCGTTTCGATGTTCCTTGATGGGGATAATTTTCGAAATGATAATGTCGCGATTCTCTACACGAGTATTTTCGGGAATGAATCCCTGTGGGTTCAATTTATCATAATTTCCTAATTTTACGCCTTTGGTTTTGCTCTTGTCGGGCTTGCAACGAATGATTTCGTCACGTATGATGTTGTTGTCCTCGTCCTTTTCAGTATGATAAATCGTCGTCATAAACATACCACGTTCAATGGAACCGCGATTGATCAACAAACTATCTTCTTGGTTGTATCCCGTAAATGACATAATAGCCACGGTTATTTGACAACCAGATGGAACACGGTTGATACCGATGAAATTCATCAATCGCGTATCAATCAGAGGACGCGATGGATAGGTCAAAATATAAGATGTCTTGTCCATTCGGAAATCGTAATTGGTGGCATAAATACCCATGGCTTGCTTCAACTGCGCACATTCGTATGTGTTTCTCGGGGCTTGGTTATGTTCCGGAAAAGGAATGCAAGACGCCAGAATACCAAATATGGTACTGGGATGTATTTCACAGTGTGTATATCGAACAAACCGCGAATAATTGTTACGATGAGCAGTACCCTGTTCTTCTTTCATTGCAATCATGGCAAAGGATTGTTCTTCTACGTCAATGTATTCAATCATCGACTCGTTGATTTTTGAATTGATGAGCAAATCATCCCAGGACAACGTCTTGTCTCTCAATTGTTCTACAATGGATGGAGACAACAATACCTTCTTCCCACTTTCGTCGACCCGCAATAGAGGGCGCGTCAATCGTCCACCATCGCTGCATATGCGTATCTCTCCTTTCTTGAAATCAAACACTATAGATGTGTAAATATTGATTCTGCCACTGTGTTTCATAGTTTTCAAGAATTTGTACAATTCCATGGGGGATTGGCTTATTCCTATCCAAGCCCCGTTGATGAATACCTTGACGTGCTTGTTCAATTCCCGAGGTGGCATGGATTCCAACGAATCAATGTGAGGAGCAGTCATTTCATACAAGGTGGAACTGTTGGTGGGAATTGTAATATGTGCCAAATAAGCAATGTTTTTGACGATTCCTATGGATTGACCTTCCGGTGTTTCAACCGGACACAAAAATCCCCACGTTGTCCCGTGCAATTTTCTAGGTGCAATCAATTCGCCACTTTTTTCTAGGGGTGTATTGATTCGGCGCAAATGACTGATGGTGGCGGGATACGTAAGACGATTCAACACTTGGCCAACACCAACTTTGCTACTGTTGGCCTGCTTGATACTGAAATCGCCGGTGGAAAGTGCACGAGTGATTCCATTTTCTATAGTGGCCGGTTTGATGATTTTATAAATATTCGTCATGTTCAGAATTTGACTGTAATCTTCCATTGTTCGCGATTGACGTGCATTGATTTCTCGCACCGTGAGCTTTTGCATTTCTTTGACCAGTTTGTTGAAATAATTTCGATACAAATTGTTCAACAATGTTCCCGTCAACTCAATCCGCTTGTTCACGTAAGAATCGCGGTCGTCGGGCAATCTCCACCCCTTGCAAGTTTCAATGAGACGCTTCGCCATATAACCCACCAAATACAACTTCTCGGTAAGAGAATGACAATGCGGGAACAAATCGTTGTTCAATATTTCAACCGCAAATTCGCGGTGCTTCAACAAACTAACGTTCTTGTCCATTGTAGGCGGCGTGGTAAATGCCACGTAATTCGTAATGTGTTTCAACGCCTGTTCCTGGGTCATGTATTTGTTTCCATCCACAATCGATGCCTTCAAAAATTCGAGGATTTCCTCTGTTTTAGGGTCGTTTATATCGAGAACTATATACTCGCAAATTTGTTTGTCAGTTACGATACCCAACGCGCGAAACAAAACAAACAATTCAATCGGCTGTTTGATACGCGGTATGTTGATGTATAGTCCATGCCCGTAACCGTTGTTCTTGTTTGCAATCATCATTTCAATTTGTTTGGGAGAAATACATTTGTAATCCGGCACCGATTTGATTTCCGCATACCAATTCCATTTGGTGGTGTTCTTGCCACTGAAACAATAAATTTTGTTTTCCGCCGCACGCTCTTGACCCAAAACCGTTTTCTCCGAACCTTTGATGATAAAATACCCACCGCAATCAAACGGACACTCCCCCCGTTTGGATATCAATTCGTGTTTCAATACACAAATATCGGAATTCAACATTATAGGGATTTTACCAATGTTGATTCTCGGGATGACACGTTCAATGTGTTTGGCCGTGGCCATGTCCTCTGTATCCCGAATGACATAACGAATGTTCAAATCTATTGTTGTATTCGCCGAATAGGTGAAATTGCGCAGACGGGCTTCTTGCGGCATCATGATTTTCGTCGCGCCATTGTTTTCGTGGATTTGCGGTTCATACACTCGAAAATTGACAAAGGACACGAAAATCTCCAGAAAATATTGCTTGCTTTCTTCGATGTAATCCTTTTCCGAATGAATGACGACGGGATTAAACATTTCTATAGTGCGTTGTATTTGATGATTGATGAAATAATTGTAGGATTCTATCTGATGACGCACCAAACGCTCCAATGGTTTTTCGTTGAAGTACGATTCTATCAAATAAAATGGCTCTTCCAAATATGGGGCCAAGTGTTTCAACACTTCTTCGTGTTCGTCGTTTCCTGGCGATAGGGGTTGGGGTTGTTCTGGGTTAACAATGCCAACCATCAAAGGATTCATATGTTTCTTTCTTTCTTTCAAATACTTACAACAATCATTTTTCAATTTTCTATATTGTTTTAATTTCAGAAATTCGCACCAAACGACCCTCCAATGACACCATTTGCCGGCAATGGCGATGAATTGTGGTCGTCCATGTTGTGATTTTGGGGTGGGGGGTCGTAAATTTCGACCCTTTTGGACGCCGCTGGTGGTTGCGGGAACAATTCCGTATTGGGTATGGTGGCTTGTTCGCGCTTGGTGTACTTTTCTTTTATTGGTGGTGAGGGACCATTCCACAATTCGCCGAGACGTTCCACCAAAATATTCGTCTTTATTCCTATTTTGGTTTGTATGGAAACAACAATCACTAAAAAGGCAATAATTACATTGGTCAATACAAATGGGTCATATTTGAAACCACTATATGTAGGAACGTAAGAGACGATACGATGAATCAAAACAATTCCTACAAACAATAAAACTAGTTGCAAGAGAATCTCAATGGTTATTTCTAAACTTGATTTGTCGGGGTCAACATCGGGTATTATTCGTTGTATTGTTTTGTTGAGTGCGACGACGGGAACAATGGCCAACACTGCGTATTGTATGACGTTCAATAACTCGGCTTTTCCTTCTTCAGTAGTAGAAAATACATGACTCAAAAATGTTTTGGGTGCTGCCGTTTCGTTTGGCGCACCTCCTGAAAAAACAATGTTGTCCATTATATTATATATATAACATGAATGATATAAAAAAACAAGTGACAATAAAAAGTGCAATCAATAATTTACACATCATACATACAAGATTTGGTGCATTAAATGTCGTCAATGTCGATGAGTTCGTCACCTTCCACGGCAAACAATTGGTCGTGGGTTGAATCGATGGCGGTGGCGGCGCTGGTGACGGCAATGTCTTCGTCAGCAAAATAATTGTCATCTTCTTGTGTCGAGGAATCGTTTTTTTTGTGGAAAAAGGAATTGTCAAATTGTGGCAACGAGGACAATTGTTTCACTTCCACGTCCGTGTAAATTTCCAATAAGTCGGACGTCTTGTAATTCGGCTTTTCAAAATCATGCAGTCCCACCAATACAAAATTCCCCACTTGCACCAAATTATGCCGTTTGTTTCGACCGGTGAATTTGCCGCGAATGCGCAACAACAATTTGGACCCCGAAATTGTAGAGACATAAAACATACAATTACCCAAGGCCTGCGTAACAATTGCGAACATTTCAAATTCATTGGTCGGTATTCTTAAACGATGAGAACCATTGGTTTTTGCCGTTTCCAATTTTCTCGCGAATGATTTGGAACCCTTTCCCCCTGTCGTGTTTTTTACCATAGTGTCGTTTGTGTTTTTGTTTGTGTGTGTATTGTTTGGTTTCATGTCTCGTAAAAATCAATTTTTTTCACCGCACGCCGTTCTACTATTTCATTCCACGCGTCTTCAATGGCTGAAATCGACGCGAGAAACCAATCCCGGTCTCTCGCTACTGAGACACAAGAATATTTGTTCAACGTCCAAAACACTACAGGTTGGCGAAAGGGCAATTGACAAACCCAATCTTGCGGTGTTTCATTTTCGGGACATATATGAAAAACATTGTTTGTTGGGTCTTCTCCCTCACCGGACACCATGACCCCTCGCTCACAACCAAACTCGTGCGATTCCAACCATTCCTCCATCGTCGCGTACTCGAGAAACCGCGTTTCTACGAAATCGCACGTTTCCATGTCACACACTTCCATTTGTACTTGCATTTGCATCCAATATTCCGGTTTGGGGAAACCCGTTATGTTACGATTTATCACATTTTTGATTTCTATCATGGTTCCATATTTGGGTGACGACAGGTCCACTACAATGCCGTCTGGGGACGCTCCTAAAAAACTATAGCGAGAATGCGGAATGCAGGTGAATTGTTCGATATGCGTATCATTTCGCCTTTCATAAATCATCATAGACAATGTTTCGTACCTGACTCCCCAACGAAGCGAACGAGGTTGGCGCGAACTTGTCGCCCATATTTTCAAAGGAGCGCATTTTTCGTTTATGTAAGTGTTTCTTTGTTTGGGGCTCTTCAGTATTTTCCATACTCCACTCGCCGTTATCATATTGTGTCGTGTTTGATACCACTCTTCCGTACGTTGGCTACGTTTGGAATAGGCATCGAGGCGTTCCAATTTTGCCTGGATTTCTTTGCGCCGTATCGTATCGCGGTAATATTGATTGATACACTCTTCTATAGTGTCTTTGCTGCATAACCCATTGTAGGATACGAAAAAATATTGTGTTGCGTCGTGAAGTAGTTGCAGTGACCAAGATTCGTTGATATCGTCCAACACTTCAAATATAGATTCGTAAACCATTTGTCTCATCATCGTTTGCATATACTAGATAGACATAACTCCAAAATCAATTTTGCAAAAAACAGCATTCGCAATTTTGCCATTTTTGCAAAACGGCATACCAATAAAACCGATATAAATAAATATAGATTGAAATAGAAAATGATTAGTTTGGTGAGAATTGCAATTGGGGGGATTGTATGTTCCATGGTTCGCAGTTTTCATGTCGGTCGGCGGTTCAATAGGTTTAAGGCATTGCGCGTAGACAATTCCGACATTCTGAATCAGTTTGACAAGCAAATTGAAGAAGCCGCCAATAAAATCAAACGTTTGAAATATCAAAAAAACAATTTTTTGAGCAATTTACATAAAACGGGGAACAAACAAAATAGGGGATTGAAATTGTTCAACGAAACAGAAATAAACGGTCAAAATTTTAGGAAATACGCGGAATTGTACGACAACGACGACGAAGAAGCCTTGAACGCTGCTTCCGTGGCCCAATTGGAAACCGATTTTTCAACTTTTCCATTTGGCATTCGCGTGATACTGCCGTCCATGGAAGCAAAACCGAGACAGCGCGACCGTAAAAAAGGTGCCGCTCCCAAATCCGAACATTTCGCAGTAATTGAGCCAACAATGCATTACAATTTTACGGCCATTGGTGGGTACGACTCGGTCAAACGAGAGTTGTTGCAATGTGCCGATATGTTGTTGAATCCGGACAAATACAAACCGTTTTCCGTGGAAGTTCCCAAAGGAATCATTTTGGAAGGACCTCCAGGGAATGGTAAAACACATTTGACGCGATGTTTTGCGGGTGAAACGCACCTTCCTTACATTTCGGTCTCGGGTTCACAATTTCAAGAAATGTACGTGGGAGTGGGTTCCAGTCGTGTGCGCGAACTCTTCAAATTGGCTCGTGAAAATACACCCATTATTGTGTTCATCGATGAAATTGATGCGATTGGACGAAAACGTTCCCAAGCAGAACATGGTGACAACAATTCAGAGAGAGATTCCACGTTGAATCAATTGTTGGTAGAAATGGATGGTCTGGAACAAACAAATGGCATTTTCGTAATTGGTGCGACCAATCGTGCAGATTTGTTGGATGAAGCACTTACGCGCCCCGGACGCATCGACAAAACCATCTATGTTGGTCTCCCCGACAAAAAAACGCGAGAAATGATTTTGAATATTTACAAACAAAACAAACCCTTGAATGCGAACATTACTATGCTCGAATTGATTGAAAAAAGTAAGGGCATGTCCGGAGCACAAATCAAAAATTGGCTCAATTTGGCAACCATTCGAGCCATCATTCGGTCCAATGTGAGTACGGAAGTCATTACCGAACGTGACGATTTGGAACTCGTGTCCGACCAAATCATGTTGGGGGCACAATGTTTCGAAAACGTATACAGCGAAAGCTCTCTCTATCAATTTTCAATTCATGAAATGGGGCACGCCTTGGTTGGGTTGATGCTGACGGATTACAACAAATTGGTCAAAGTATCTCTGAACACCTGGTCTCCCAAATCACCTGGATTTACATTGTTTGAAGTGGAAGAAGAACAACCGCTACAAAGTAAGAGCCGGTTGATAAACCATCTGACCGTATTGCTGGCGGGAAGAGTGGCCGAAGAAGAATTTTTCCCGGAACACATTTCCACGGGAGCATCACATGATTTGGAGACTGCAAAAAAAGTGACGTTGGAAATGATTACCAAATATGGTATGGGGACACGTGCTATTTATGCCGCCGCCAGTGAAAATTCCAAAGAAGAAATTGAAAATGAAATGAATTTTTTGATTGATTTGGCGTTTGTCAAAGCCCGGTTTATTGTGACACAAGCCAGACCTCTCATTGAAGAAGCGGCCAAACATTTAATGAAAGAAAAAACGGTTTCGCCGGATTGGTTGATAGAACTCATCAATCAAAAATACTCGTATTTGATTGAATTCAAAAAGAACGAATTCAAATAGTCTGGGCGACGACAACACATAAGTTTGCCCCTGGGTGGTGACGTTCCACAATCACTATATGCTCTCCGTCAATGAATTGCGGGGCGAGTTGTACTACTGCAGTTGCAGCCGTTTCTACTGGTGGTTGCCATTTCAACCATTCGTGTTTTATCATCACCGCAGTCGCGAGAACAACGAATACAATGGCGACCAGGCAAGGACATCCAGCGGTCAACAGTAACGCCAGACCAACCGTAAAATAATGTTCTATTTCGTAAGACGTGAAACAATTTCGTTTGTTGTGTTTGGAAATGTATACAACAATGGTTTGGTTGAGGCGGACGCGTTGTTGTTGGATTGAAGCGTCGGTGTAGGTATTGTAACTCGTGGTCGAAGACAATACACAATAATCCTTATTGTATTGTACAATTGTATCAATATAATAATGATTGTATTGACAACGTATTTCCGTGTTGGAAATTGTTCCTTCTGCATATTCATAATTGATGCATGTTTTTTGAAAATGAATGTTGCAACCTTTCATAGTATATACGCAACCCATAACAAAGACCACAACCCATACCACTATAGAAATGATGAGCACTTGATTGGGAGACATAATATGATTGATTTAGGGGTTGGACGCAATCAATTTTTACTGTTTTTTATATATAAGTTAATATGTCTACAATGGCATCGAATTCATTCGCGATTCGGTCCTCTCCGTCGTGAATCAAAGTGTTCAGTCCTGGGAACTCATTGTAGGAATCCTCCGGGGTCTCACGTATGGGATTTAGCGAATCAATTGTTGAATACATTGGACGCATACCGTCGTGCCGTGGTAACGACGTTGGTAGACCACTATGATGCTGTGGGAAGTCATTGCCGACACCATGTTCCGCAAGGAGACATTACCGGGTTTCTTTTTCAACTTGAACCAAAATGACCATGTTGTGCAATGAACGTCGTCAAGTAATCGTTTCGAAGAATTCTGCGGTCTCTCAGATGTTTTTTACTGAACATGTAGGATTCGTCGCGTTTTTTGACACTCCAACCATCGTCAACTGCATTGACAATGAATTTCATTTTTGCTTCTTCGGCATCCATGGACCCTGTCCAAGACATGTATTTTTCCAGAAATTCCGTTTCGGTGGACATTTGTTGTATAATAATAATTTTGCCGAAATTAATTGAAAAAATAAAACACGAATTATATATAAAAATATAAATTATATAATTAGATATAATTTTTTAAGTATCCATGAAATACACTTTGGACGAAGTACATCACAATATAATGTGTATTCACAAGGATCATGAAATCAACACTATACCTCATTTGACACAAGAATTGACTAAATGCAAAGAATTATTGACCCAAAAAACAAATCAAATCGACGAGTACATGGACATCAAAGACAAAATCAAAGAGTTGTCGCGACAAATACGAAGATTGCAAACGGAAAAAAAAAAATATTTATTGAGAAACGCCAACGATATTTTTTATTATTTCGAGGAAAAACAAAAAATATCGATGGGGACAAATGTGAAAAACGTCAATAAATTGAACTCTTTTTTCAAAATCAAATCGACTCAACATACAGACATCAATCCGGAACAATATTCGATTTCAAAAAAGCAATATAGATATTGGAAAAACAATAACCTGGAAGATATGGGGCCTATTCTCAAAAACATTGTTTATTCGTATGACGTTTGTTTGAATTGTGGTGTGGGCGAAATGATACATCAAGACGAAGAGGGCATTTTGATATGCAACAATACGAATTGTGGTCATTTCATTGATTACATTATTGATTGTTCCAAACCTTCCAACAAAGAACCGCCCAACGAAGTTTCTTATACGGCGTACATTCGTCTCAATCATTTCAAAGAAATATTGTCCCAATTTCAAGCCAAAGAGACAACGCATATACCAGCCTCCGTAATTCACAGCATTCGCGAGAGAATCAAACGTGAGAGAATCGATGTGAAAACACAATTGAATTCTAAAATCATGCGAGACATACTGCGCAAACTTGGTTACAACAAGTATTTTGAACATATTCAATACATCAATTCCTTGGTTGGTATTCGTCCCCCGATTATGGACGACAAATTGACGGAAACGCTATGTGTTTTATTCATTGAAATCCAACAACCTTGGGCGTTGTATTGCCCCCCCGAGCGCGTTAATTTTTTCAATTATTCGTATATCTTGTATCAATTGTGTGTGTTGTTGGACCAAAAGCAATATTTGCCCTTTATTACGTTGTTGAAAAATGATACCAAACAAAAACAGCAAGACGACATTTGGAAATCCGTTTGCCGCGACTTGGATTGGCAGTTTTTTCCTACCGTTTAACGTTCAACATCATAGAATATTTAGAGTAATGTGGCTCCTTTGACGAACAATTTATATGTAATATATATGAATCAATGAATACGGATATATATGAATTACATATAAATTTGAACACCAATATAAAAACAGAACCAATCGTTTTCAATGTTTCAATGATTGACAATATACCACCTGAAACGAATCTTACTTCGCAATACCCATTCTTGTACATAAATGCCGTTTATGAATTGCCGAGTATGAATTCCTTTTTTACGAACAAAACATACAAGGAAGTATTGGAATTGTTTTTCAACCGGGACAATTTCGAAAAATTTGTTGTCGCGAATTTCGGAAACAACAAACCAATGAAATTGGACAACGCACAAAAGGAACGAAATATATTGATTACCTTGCGCTATATTTTTGCCTTGGACACGACAACATCAATGATTCAAAATGGCGAAGAAACAGATTCTATTTATGATGGTGTGTTTTCCAGTTATTTTATAAAGCATGACTGTGTATTGACTTTGGACACCAAGAAATACACTGCAATTCAAACGGTCTGGTTGAATGACATTTTCAACAGTAAACCCCACATGAATCTTATCAAAACAGTACATGATTTTATAATTAAATTTAAAACACCGATTCTTACGAAAAATGAATATGAATTGTTGAATGTGATTGCCGGAATAAAGTTCATCTCGAGCGTAGTGACTAGTTCCGGCAGAAGGAACACAATATCAGCTCAAATGACCAATACAAGTTGGAAAGATATTTACGAAAAGCTCGAATCCCAATACTTACCTAAATCAAGTAAATACAAACCAAGTGAAAGGCAAATAGAATTGGAAAGAGTATTTTCAATACTCAAAGAAATTTTTTTAAATCCTAACTTTCCTAAGATTTTTGAGAAAATTCAAAATAAAACGAAAGAATTAAAAACAACCAAAACAGATGATGTGAAAACAGATTTAAAACAACTGTTGAAACAATTGTATTCAAATTTGTATACGTTGGAAGATATCATTGATAAAATTCCGACGGTTGAACCATTGAACAAAATAAAAATCGTATTGCAAAAAATGAAAGAAATTCGAGAAGAAAAGGAAATATTCGATGAAAATGTTTTGAAAATCAAATACAACTCTAAATTGATCGGAAAATCAAACATTATACCCGAAGACTACAAACTATTTTTGAACGATGTCCAGAGACAAGAATCGTCTCTCAAAAAAATATCCAATGAAGATTTGCAAAAAAAAATAGACGCTTACATAAAAAATGAAGATTACAATGATGATTTTGTTCATTTTGTATATTTTTTATACAACAATGGTTATTTGAATGACAACGACGAATTAAAAGATACCGTCAACAACAACGACGAATTAAAAAACATCTTCACTAACATCATTGAAACGGGAACCAACACCGAAGAAACAAAAAAAATGCTTAAAATTGGTTACACAATCGACAAGAACAACCAATTAGAAATTCAATTGTTGACGGATTTGTTAGAAGGAAAGATTGATGATTCTTGTCTTGTAAAGAATATGAAATTGACAGACGCGTACAACAAAACCTTTTACAACCAACCCCCTTTTTCTTACCGATTTCGTATACACCCGAATGAATTGAAAGCTTCGGTTACTGGTGGTAGACGACGAAAAACACACAAACAAAGGGCACGTGGTTCAAATTACACAAAACATTATAGAAAAAGGAAACAACGATTTGGCGGAAAACAGGAACGTGTCGTATAATTGTAAAAATACAATGAATTTGCGATTTGTTTGAATGGTGACTTGCGAATTGTGCGCACAATTCGGGGATTTTCCAACAATCCGTCGTCGATTTTGAGAATTGTAAATTTTGTTTCGGTATGATTCTCGCGAATCTGGCAAACAATTTGGTTGAACCCCTGCATCAACAATTCGTCTGTTATTTTACAGAATGTCCTCGTTGCCGCCAAGTGAAGAGAGAATCCCCCGTCGGGGAATTCAACCCAATCTCGGGAAACATAATAGTAGGACAGGGGACGTTCTTCCACCATATCCCACAATATTCCAATCCACATTCGTCCTTCTTGTACTTGTTTCCAAACATAAGGCAAATCCCCCTCAATATGCAGCATATCCTCATGGGGAGTGTCGTAGACATGTTGCAATGCTTGGTAGTTTGAAACTATAGTGGTTTTGATTTCAATGTTGTCATAACAAACGACATCGTTCAAATGATACCACTTGGTAAAGTATTGTAAACAGGGACGACATCCAGGTAATGTCTGTCCTTCCTTTTTGAAACATGTGATTTTGATTTGATTCGATATTCGATATTGATTGTACAGGTGGGAATACAAGAAAGAATAGAGTGTCTGCTTGGTTTGAGTGGACGAAATTGCGAGACAATCGAGATAGTACACCTTGGTTTTGGGTTGATGAGACAACGTCATGTCGTAAGAATGCGAGAATAACGTGGCTACTGGCTTGATTTGCCGCAACCATCCAGATGCATTGTCGTAATATTGTTCAGTTTCGTTCCAAAACGACACCAGAGAATGGGATGAAGCGAGCATGGATTCCAATTGTTGTCGAGTAATGGTTTGGAACGTTTCTGCAGTTGTGCCATAATATTCGGTAATGAGGCGCCATGCCGTTGTTTTCTCTTCGTCGGACAAAGGGTGCCACAATTCGGTTGTAGTTTGGCTTGAATAATACCATCGGTTAGGTTTGACCGTGTCGTGGTTGTGATGAATGACCCCTGAACAAATATACCGATGCAAATCATACACGTGGAACATGGGCAAACAACTCCAAAAGGGAACTAACCAGTGACATAACACAAGACCAATTGCCACTGCGCAACCAAGGAACACACAAGCGTAACCCATCCATTCCATGTTCATTTTATATGTATAAACGGCAATAAAAAAGTAAATAAAAACAAAATAAAATGATTTCCAAATAAAAATGAAGACTGCCGCTGCTTCTACTCATGAAAAAAAAAGAGGGCGCAAATCCAAAAGTACAAAATTGGTGATGAAAATGGACGACGTCAACAATATTCTTCGCACGGGTTCGCATCCAATAAACAATCATGTTATTTTGCATTTGAAATGTTCTCTCGACGATTTACAGAAATTTTCCGTTGAAAAAAAAAGATTGTTTGTGACGTCAGACCCGTTGATTTACGACCCAGATATTCCATTGGGTCCACAAGAAGTAGTGAGTTACAACGAAAATAGCGATTTCGTGCCTTACGTGGGAGAACATCCCCACGCCCACGACACTACAACGACCGAAGATGCCGCGGCAGCGGCCGATACCACCATAGATGTCATCCACCTGCGGGCTAAATTGGCGCGACTGAAAATTTCATATTACAAGGGTGGGTTGGGAATGGATAAAAAATCAGATTGTTTTTGGTGTTCGTGTTCGTTTGACAATTCGCCGTGTTACATTCCCAAAATGGAACAACACAGCGACCACTATTATGGATACGGTTCATTTTGTACTCCCGAATGTGCAGTCGCGTACTTGTTCAAAGAACGGTTGGACGAATCGATAAAATTTGACCGATATCATTTGGTCAATAAAATTTATGGACCCATTTACAATTACCAGCGGAACATTCAACCGGCTCCGGACCCGCATTATTTGCTCGATAAATTCTATGGTGACTTGAGTATAGAGGAATATCGCAAGTTGTTGGAAACCCCGCAAAAAATTATATTCATTGACAAACCATTGACGCGGTTGTTTCCGGAAATGCACGACGAAATGACGTGTACCGGTGTCGACTCTCATGGTGTAGGAGGAATCTACAAGGTCAAACGCGAAAGTGAAAAACAAAAAGAACCAAGCAAAACCGATTTGCTGAAGACCAAATTTCATTGTAAAATAATAACGAAATAAATATATATGAAAAACATGAAAAAAACATTAAAAGAACGAAAAATACGTAAAAGAAAAAACAACCACACACACAAACAAACCGGGGGTGGAGATGAATGGTTGACGATTTGCAAGAATCCGACCATTTGTATTTCATTTGCTCAATACCGGGAAGATATAGAACGTTATTTCGATTATTTTTCATGGACATGGGCTCGTTTGCAAAACATTGTTAAAATTGGTAGTGATTCGGTGAATGGCTTCAATTGCGAAATACCATTTGAACGAAACCAATATCGAGCCTATGCGGTTCTCAAATCCTCACGAAAGGAATCCAGTGATAATTTATTTTACGAAGCCCTCGTTGGCGACTTCATCAATACATTGCATCAATATTATCCATGTTTTGTACAAACCTACCGGTATGGAAAATACAAAACGGCAACGTTTTACAGTGATGTCAAAGACAATCTCGTGAACCCTTCTATTCTGAAACGATGGAAGGATGAATTGATTATGAAACGAGTCTCTGGAAATGCCACAAAAAAATCAAACAAATTGAAAATCATTGAAACCAGTTGCAAAACCCCTCTTTACAATTGCATCTTGATAGAATCCATCCATCCCGCCGCTTCTCTTTACAGCGAATGTATGAAACACAAGGATTCCATTGATTTTTGGACAAAGGTATTTCCACACTATTTGTTTCAAGTGTATAGTGTTTTGACAACCATCTCTACACAATTCACCCATTACGATTTACATTCGGACAACGTTTTGCTCTACTTGCTGGATGACAAGAAATACATAAAAATGAATTACCATTTCAAACACAAAACCGTGAGTCTTATGACCAATCGTATTTTGAAAATAGTGGATTACGGCCGAAGTTATTTTTATCAAGACCAAGAAATAAATTCGAACAAAATCGCAGATTTGGTATGCAAATTCAGCAGTTGCAACCCCGAATGCGGCAAGAATAAGGGATATTATTGGTTGAATCGAGAACACAACGAGCGATACGATTTGAGATTGCTGAATGACATTTACAAAAGCATCATTTTGGAATATGACATTCGTCTCCCGTCGTATATCTTGGACTTTTTGGGGAATATTGAATACAAAAGCACAGAGACGGTTCATAAATTGAACATTCGTACCATTCACGATGCCTTTGTCTACATTCAACGATTATTGAAGGAAGAGACTGTCGTCCAATACAACAACGAAAACTACAAGGACAGTACATTGTTGGGAGAATTGGACGTTTGGGTAGAGGAACGACGTGTTATGGTATGGAAGAAAGCAATTTAAAAAAGGTGTAAAAAATTGACAACTAATATTATATAATAAATGTATTATATAATAATAAATATATAGATGATTTCAGTGGGAACGACACCAACAGAAGACTTGTACAATATATTCACATCGTATCTCTCATTGAACGACCCCAACAGTGAACTGGAATGTAGGTTTTGGTTGTACGGGGAAAAATCGTCGTGGACGAAACGCAGAATTACACGGTTGGACATGGAACGCGTGATTGGGCAATTGAAAGGGTTGGGATATGTCTTGGACGAAGATAAGGACACGTATTATTTACGTGTTACACCCATGGAAGAAACCAAACGCGACGAATACAAAAGTTTGTCGTTTCGTCTGGACATTGAAGGGTTGGATGCCATACAACAATATTGTCGAACCAACACAATACCTTTGGAAGAACCGAATCAACGATGGAGATTCACGGAAAAACAAGCCCCCACCCATTTGTCGCGTTCGACTGCCTTGTTTGCCGATTTCAATTATAGTGTTTCGTTCAAAATAGAAAAACATTATTTCTTGCATGTCCCGGAAACCAAAAGAATAACCGACAATTGGGGTCAATACAAAAAATTGTTTCGGTTGATCAAACGATGCCGTTTTCGCCATCGTGACGATTCGAGTATTTTTGTGGATGTTAGCATTGTGAAAACGAACAAAAATGGGTTGGGCGTGCCGATTCCTGCATACACAACACAGGAATCGGGCGTATTGACCAGCGAAGAAAGATTTGAAATTGAATTGGAGGCCAACAACGAACTTATCTTTCAACCACAATCCGGAAAAAGCACCATAGAACTCATGAACGTCTTCCGACACGCCATTTACAACGTCTTGTCGGCATTGCAAGACACGCGTTTGCCCATTCCTCACCAGGAACAAGACCATGTATTGAAGGAATACATCCGTTTGGTGTATACTTTATTGAAACCCAAAGTCGACATCACGACGCGAAAACCTGGCGTCTCTTCAACGGATTTTTTGGGTCCTTCGTCCATGACGTTGCAATTGGAAAATGTCGCATCTCGCCAAATGCGCAATCATATATTGGACAATTATGCCGTGACCGACAAGGCCGACGGGGAACGAAAATTACTCTTTGTGTGTCCCATGGATAACTCTCAAGAACCCGCCGCGAGAATCTATTTGATTGATGTCAACATGAATGTTACTTTCACTGGGAAAACTACGACGGATAAAAAATATTTTTATACATTGATGGATGGGGAACATGTAGTTCGAGACCTGCGTGGAAACGTCATCAATCTCTATCTAGCTTTTGATATTTATTTTGCGTGGTCCAATGAAGAAAAAACGGTGATTTCGTATTGCAACTCTCCATTTTTCAAAACCAAACACAACAGTGGACATAAATTTCGATATTCTATATTGAAAGAATACATGCGAGAATGGTCGCAAACCACGTCAATGCCATTGACACCAACAATGACTCTTCAAGTCAAAGAATTCATCCATAAAACATCGATTTTCGAAGCAAGTGGAGAAGTGTTACATAAATCCAAGTTTGTGAAATACCCAACCGATGGCTTGATTTATACACCTTGCGATTTGACCGTTCCCGTCCAACCCGGCGGTCACACATTCAAAGTTTCGTGGGAAAAATCGTTCAAATGGAAACCACCCCAATACAACACGATTGACTTTTTTGTGTCTGTTCGAAAAAACAAGGACAATCACGATTGCATTCAAACTACGTATCAAAATGGTATCAATTTGACGGCCGTCGACGCCGATGTTCCTCACAAAGTAATTGAACTGCATTGCGGTTACAACGAACAAAAACATCGGTTCATGAATCCCTTTGTCACATTGTTGCGAGAATTCTTACACGACAAAGCAGGTACAACAACCACATCCACTTCGACACAAGGCTACACTCATCAAAAATTCCAACCGACTTGTCCCTACTTACCCAACGCCTATTTGGCCTACATTCCTTTGGTGAGAAACGATTGGAACGAATGGGAAATGAAGACTGAATCGGGGGATATTTTTACGGAAGGCATGATCGTCGAATTCGCTTACGACACGTCCGTCGACCCAACCGACAATCTATCCGCGGTCGCCAACTCGGCATGGCGATGGAAACCGTTACGCGTGCGTTACGACAAAACGGCCAACCTGTTGTCCGGACAAAAAGAATATGGCAATGCCTTTCATGTGGCCGACAGTATTTGGCATTCTATACATTTCCCACTGACCGAAAGCATCATCACTACGGGGAAGAACATCACTATAGAAAACACGGAAGTTTATTATGAAAAGCAGAGCAACCGCGATGTTACATATAGATTGCGCAAATTTCATAACTTCGTGAAACGACAATTGATTGATGTCGTGGCGGGACAATCCAACAAAACATTGATTGATTTCGCTGTCGGAAAAGCGGGAGATTTGAACAAATGGATACAAGGAGAATACAATTTTGTGTTGGGCATCGATGTTTCGAGAGACAACATCATGAACAGTAACGATGGTGCCTGTGTGCGGTACTTGAAAGAAAAGGAACGAACTCAGACCGACTTGCGCGCTATTTTCGTCGTTGGCGATTCTTCGAAAAATATTCGCGAGGGGGGAGCTTTTGCCAAAAACAGTGAATTTCAGCAAATTACCGACGCTATCATGGGCGTGGAGGGAAAACGACGAGACGAATTGGGGGATTTCAATCACCGCGGAAAGGAAGGATTCGCCGTGTCTTCCTGCCAATTCGCAATTCATTACTTCTTCAAAAATATGGATACATTGCACGGTTTCATACGGAATGTGGCGGAAAATACACAATTGGGTGGTTATTTCATTGGAACTACTTACGACGGGGAAACCGTATTCAATGCATTGAAATCATACTCACGTGGCAATGGTATGATTCTCTCCAACAACGGTCAGGTGTATTTTCAACTCATCAAACAATACGACGAGACCGGATTTCCCGCCGACGAAAGTTCTCTGGGATACGAAATCGACGTGTTCCAAGAATCCATCGGTCAAAACATCAAAGAATATTTGGTTCATTTCACCTTTTTGGAGAGAGTGATGAATATGTACGGGTTTCATTTGGTTCAACTCGAAAGGGATTTGCCCGAGAAACACAACCAAATCAAGACTGCATCCGCGATGTTTTCTTCGTTCTACGAACAATATTCCGGCATGCGCATGACCAAAGGCGAAGAAAAAATTTCAATGATGAATCGTTTCTTCGTCTTCCGGAAAACTGTAGATGTAGTACCCAGCAGTGTTTACAAGTTCGTGAATTCTGCGTCGGCGCGACAATATGTTGCACAACCCAAGCCACCCTTTCGTAAAATTCGGTCGGGATATATTATAACCCGTTCATCTCTGTAGTATATATATATGAATGACACCAGTCACTGTTTCTACCCACATCAAAACACCTCAACAATTGTTTCAACATTTGAAATGTGCCACGAAAACCACTATAGTGAAATTGGGCGCTTCTTGGTGCCAACCTTGCAAACAAATTGAACCAGTATTTTTTCGTTGGGTAGAACACTGCCGCGATTTGTTTCATTGGGTTGTAGTGGATATTGATGAATCTTACGAGTTGTACGGGTTTTTGAAAGGAAAACGCACAATCCACGGCATTCCGGCATTTTTAGTCTATTATGTAAAACCGAGCTCCGAAATTACTTATGTACCAGACGATTTATTGGTGGGTGCCAATCGCGGCGAATTGGAAGAATTGTTTGTACGTGCATCCAATCGCTCATTGTAAAATATGGTGGGTTTATATATATTTGTGGAATGTCTTTAGCACAATACCCGGAATATCCCGTCGTGTCTACGTCGCAACCATTGTACAGCGGACAAGAGGACCGGGTTGAAGAATTGAACCGGCGAATGGTCGAGAGAAACTCCACGGAATGCACACTGGAGCCGAATTTTTCGCCGCGGCCTGTCTCCACCAAATATTCACATTTCCCAGTAATTAATTTAAGGGCCAAATCTTCGGTCCCCCTTTCTTCCCATACCAATTTTTCCGTAGAGACACAATTCAATCCTGGAAACCGCGCGGGGCCAGTGTCCGGGTTTTTGAACAACGTTGACCGCGAAAGCATATTGCGTTATCAGGCTCAAATCCCCACGTCACAGGACTATGGTGTTTATGTTCCGTCAAGTGAAAGTACGTTGTATCACACTTCGGTCGTATCACGACCAGTTACCCAACCATATCCACTGTTGTTTCATCGCGAACCCCAATGGCAAGACACTACAGGGTCCTTCGTAAAAGAATACCCCGAAGTCGGCGCCGAATTGTTGAACAACTGCACAAGATATCAATTGCGTGGGTTGCCGCCTACAGTGTCGAAACAACATTGAGCCGGCGTTCATCGAGGCGTGGTTGGGATAATTGTCTCGAATATTCGTTCATCAAATATTTGGCAATGTTTACTTGGGAACTACTGATTTCTTCCGGAGACATCTCGGCAAACCAATTGTAACAAGTCCGCGACAACAATTCATCCTGCGAAACATGAATGCCCAGGATATCGGGTGCGAAATCCATGGGCGTTTCGGTAAACAGGTCGTCCAACAATACCGGCTGGCCGGCATTCGTACAAAGACCCACCCATTTACCATCTATCATGCGTATCTCGCGTGTTTCTATCAGGAGACGAGCCAACGACGGAAATTCAAAAAGAGGAATGGAACGCCGCAACGATTCCTGTACAATATCTATACAACACTTGATTCCTATGCATTTTTTCGGTGCGGCAAACATGAAAAAATCAGGTTCGTTGTTACGATTGGCGAATACACAAGCACGGGGTTCTTGGTGGGTTTCGTATTCATAAAAGGAATATAAATTTTTCATGCAAATGAATGTATTGGGTACAACTATACCACCATAGACATACACCAACTTCAACAATCCGAGAAGACGAACACGAGATTTTTCGGGTTCCGGCAAGTGTTGAATATTTCCGTAATCCCAACCAGACAACAGTCTCTCAAATGCAGCGTCGTCAATCAAACATACATTGAAATCATTGGAACAATGATTGACAATGGTCTTCAATGTCATGGAAATATAAGGTGAATTGCATTCTGTAGTGTTTCTTCCGCCCTTGCGGGCGTTGACGTCGTATTTGGTATGAATCCACAGTTTCGGCTTGTTGTTTCCGTAGAGAGGAGTTTCATTCAATAAATATTGTTGAATCAATTTGGTTTCATCTTGCGGAGAGTCCAAATATCGACGGACATGATAGCCAAAGTAAACTACTAGCGTTAAAATGATTATGGAACCCAATATATATATATATTGTCGCATTTTCAAATATATATATATGTATTTAATATATTCCTCAATAATTTTGACAGAAGTTTTGAAAATTATATATTGTATATTATTATAAGAATGTCATACGGAATCCAAATCAATAATATAAATATAGAAAATCTATTTCAAAGAGCAACCACGGCCAATGTTCCCATTGGTATTCAATTCAACAATGTAGATTTGAGTACATATTTCCAACTCAATGATGGTAGAAAATCAAGTGGAGTTTCGGGAATACAAATCAATGGTGTTGATTTGTATGCAATTTTAAATCCTTTGAATGGGGCCACAACGGCGCCCACTTCCTCGTATGTGGCCACAACGGCGCCCACTTCCTCGTATGTGGCCACAACGGCACCCACTTCCTCG